TTTGGCGGTCGGGACGAAAGCTCGGCCGCCTTGATTCAGGGTATTACCTTTGCCGGGGTGCTGCTGGATGAGGTGGCGCTGATGCCCCGCTCCTTTGTGGAGCAGGCTTGCGCCCGGTGTTCGGTGGCTGGTAGTCGGCTTTGGTTTAACTGCAATCCGGAGGGACCGGGGCATTGGTTTTACAAGACCTGGATCTTGGAGGCAGAGCAGAAAAACTGTCTGCGGCTGCATTTTTTGATGGAGGATAATCCGTCGCTGTCGGACAAAATTCGGCAGCGGTATCAAAATTTGTATACCGGTGTGTTCTTCCGGCGGTTTGTATTGGGGCAATGGGTGCAGGCGGAAGGTCGGGTGTACGATTTCTTCGGCCCGGATATGGTAAAGGCTGCGCCCGGAGGGGAATACGAAAAATGGTACATTTCCTGCGACTACGGTACGGTCAATCCTACCTCTATGGGACTTTGGGGCTTGCAGGCCGGGGTGTGGTACAGAGTCAAGGAATTTTACTTCAATTCCCGGCAGGAAATGCGGCAGATGACCGATGATGAATATGCGGCGGCGCTGAAAAAGTTGGCAGGGGAACGCAATATTACGGCGGTGATCGCGGATCCGTCGGCTGCCAGCTTTATTGAAACCCTGAGAAGAAAAGGCTGGCGCGTCATCAAGGCAAAAAACGATGTGCTGACCGGTATTCGGCAGACCTCGGATGCGCTGAAAGAGGGAAAAATCGTGATCTGCGAGGGGTGCAGCGACTGCCTGCGGGAGATGGATAGCTATGTCTGGGATCTCAGCAGCGAAAATCACGATCGGGTGAAAAAGGAAAACGATCACGCGATGGACGATATGCGGTATTTCGTTGCTACGGTGCTGAAGCAGCAAATGTCCGGATTTGCGGTCTGCGCTGTGGATAGGAAATCGAAAAAATCACAATTTTGAAAGGAGCGATCATATTGAAACGAAAACGGAAGGAAGCGCCATTGGCGGCGCAGGCCTGCCAGCTGCGGGGCAGCAATAGCCACCCCTTTGGCGCGCTGCGAGGGTTTGTGCCGCTGGGTGGCGGAGAGGAGCGGATCTACCGGGAGCTGCGGGAGGCGATCCCGGTACTGGATGCAGCGGTGGGGAAGCTGGTACGGCTTAGCGGCGGCTTCCAGGCGCAGTGCAAAAACGCTGTTGCCCAGGCAAAGCTGGAGCATTTTCTCAGAACGGTACCCTGCGGTCGGGGACAGGTGGGTATGGACAGCTTTTTAAGCGGCTATGTGGACAGCCTGCTGACCGTTGGCAGGGCGGTGGGCGAAATGGTGGTGGCCGGCGATAAGCTGCGGGCGGTATGCTGGGGCGATGTTACCCAGCTGCAGGCCCAGGAGGGGGACAACCCTCTGGATGTGGTGCTGTACGGACCGGATCAGCACGGCACGCTTCGGGCGCTGCCGTATCAGCATTTATTGCTGTTTACCACCTTGAATCCCGAGCCGGGACATCCCTATGGCGTCAGCCTGTTCCGGGGCATGCCCTTTTTGGCGGAGATCTTAATGAAGATCTACGCCGCCATCGGCGCAAATTGGGAGCGAGCCGGGAATGTGCGCTACAGCGTTATCTGCAAGGGCGGCGAAAATATGGATCCTGCCACCGCCCAGGAGCAGGGCAGTCAGATCGCCAAGGAATGGGCCCGGGCGATGGAGGACAGCAAAAACGGCACGGTCCGCGATTTTGTGGCGGTGGGCGATGTGCAGATCAAGGTCATCGGCGGTGAAGCGCCGATTTTGGATTCCCAAGTGCCGGTGCGGCAGATCTTGGAGCAGCTGGTGGCAAAAACCGGGCTGCCGCCCTTCCTGCTGGGCCTGAATTGGAGCACCACCGAGCGAATGAGTACTCAGCAGGCGGATATTCTGACCAGTGAGCTGTGGGCTTTGCGCCGGACGGTGGAGCCGATGCTGCGGAAGGTGTGCAGAACGTTCCTTGCCCTGGAGGGCTTAGATGATCGGGTGGAGATCGTCTGGAATGACATCAGCCTGCAGGACATCACCGAAGAGGCAAGAGCCCAGCTGTATATGGCACAGGCGGAAAAATACCGCAAAGAAGCGGGAATTTAAGGAGGTAACGTATGGACGTAAAAAAGGAAACCCAGGTCAGCACCAGCGGTGAGCCGACCGCTGCCCAGCTGGAGGCTATCAACGCCCAGGCGCGGGCGGAATTGAAGGCGGAGCAGGTGTATGTGTTCTCTGTCCGGCTTTGCGACGATCAGGTGGATCGGGATGGGGAGCGGTTTGATACGGCGGCGCTGCCGGCATTGGCAAAGCTGTTTATCGGCAAGACCGGCATCGTCGATCACAAGTGGAGCAGCGATTCTCAGGTGGCGCGGATCTTTGCTACTGAGGTGGTAGTGGAGGAGGGCGTCAGCTACATCAAGGCTTGGGCCTATATCCGCCGTGGAGGCAACGCCGACGAGGTGATCGCGGACATTGAAGCAGGCATTAAAAAGGAGGTCAGCGTGGGCTGCGCTATGGGGCGTTGCGTTTGCTCCATCTGTGGCAGCGAATATGGCGTGTGTGGCCATCAGAAGGGCGAATATTACGATGGGCAGCTGTGCTGCGGCATTCTGAAAGAGCCTATGGACGCCTATGAATTTTCTTTCGTGGCGGTGCCTGCTCAGCGTGATGCCGGCGTGATCAAGGGTATGGGAAAGTCGATGAAGCTGAAGGAACTGGCAGAGGAATTCGGCGCGCAGCAGGAATATAGGGCGTTATTTAAGCAGGCGCAGCTGGGCGCGCTGTATGAAAAACAGCTGCGTGATGATGTGGTGCGGCTGTGTCTTACATTGGAGCTGGGCGCGGCGGAGCCGGTGCTTCGCGGCGTGGTGGATAAGGCCTCTGCCGAGGATCTTATGAAGCTGAAGGAGGCGCTGGAGGAGCGCGTCCGGGAATTGATGCCCGGTAAGAGTCAGCTGCCCGGCGCAAAGGAAAGTAATTTTGCCGTGGAAAGCGGCTTTTTGATTTAGGCATTACCGGAAAACCGGTGGCCATATACTTTATACTTAGGAGGAAATAAAAATGGGTTACGACAATCTGAAACTGGAAAAGGGTATGTACCGTCAGGAAGGTATGAGCTTTACCCAGGTGCTGGAATCTCTGGATCCCAGCGAAAATTACCGCGGCACAGCTTTGGAGGGCACTGATGCTTTCCAGCGTCAGCTGAAGCGGTTTGGTATTCGGGCAAAGGGCGCAGGCTCTTCTACTGTGGAAAAGTTTTTCCGCACGATGGATAGCGCTGTGCTGTTCCCCGAGTACATCGCGCGCACCGTTCGTCAGGGTATGGAGGAGAATGACATTCTGCCTGCCATTACCGCCACTACCACGGTGATCGATTCTCTGGACTACCGCTCCATCTACTCCAATCCCACCGATGAGGACAAGGAACTGAAGGATGTTGCTGAGGGCGCGGAGATCCCCACCACCGAGGTCAAGACCAAGGAGCATCTGGTCAGCCTTTCCAAGCGCGGCCGTATGCTGGTGGCTTCTTATGAGGCGATCCGTTTCCAGAAGCTGGATCTGTTCAGCGTGATGCTGCGTCAGATCGGCGCCCACATTCAGAAGATGCAGCTGGCAGATGCGGTCAATGTCATCGTAAACGGCGACGGTAACGACAATGCTGCCACCCAGTTTAGTGTTGGTAGCAGCCCCATCTCCGGCACTGCCGGTACGCTGGGCTATGATCAGATGGTGGAATTCTGGGGACAGTTTGATCCTTACACCATGAACACCATTCTGTGCTCCACCGGCACCATGACCAAGCTGCTGAAGATTCCCGAGCTGCAGAATCCGCTGACCGGCCTGAACTTCCAGGGCACCGGCAAGCTGACCACACCTCTGGGCGCGGCTCTGCATCGTACCGGTGCGGTTGCTGACGGCGTGATCATCGGTCTTGACAACCGCTATGCGCTGGAGCAGGTCAGAGCCGGCGATGTTCTTGTGGAATACGACAAGCTGATCGACCGTCAGCTGGAGCGCGCTGCTATCACCTCTATCTGCGGCTTTGGCAAGATCTGCGACGGCGCAGCTGCTGTTCTGAATGTATGACCTTGACGGAACAGATTTATGCCCAGGCGTGCCTTTTGGCAGCGGATCTGCCTATCGAAAAGGAAGATATGCTGCGCTCTGTATGTCGGGCGGCTGAGGTATCGCTGGCAACCAAGCTGAAAAGCAATTTGAGTCCCGAGGATTGCCGGTCTGACTTTACAATGGCGGCCAGTATGTACGCCGTGGCGGCAATGTCGGAGATCAGCGATATGAATCAGCTGGAACAGATCACTGCCGGTGATCTGACGGTTCGCAGAAGCGGCGGTACGCTGGCTGCCAACTGCCTGCGCACCCAGGCGGATATGCTGATGGCGCCCTATATGAAGCTGGGGGTTGCCTTTCTGGGGGTGTAGCAGTGCGGCAGATGGTGGAAAAGATCCTCAATAGCTACGGATCTGTGCTGACGCTGCGGCACAATGGCAAGGATGTTGCCTTAAAGGGCTTTCTGCAGCCCGGTAAATCGGTCAGTCAGCGCAGCGCAACCAAAAAGATCTCCCCTTTGGGGGAGATCTATGGGGATACTTATGTATATATCGGTCCGGTGGGAAATGCTGCCCAGGAGGGGGATACCCTTGCTCAAGGCGGGATCCTGTATGAGCTGCGGCAGGTGGAAACGGTGATGTATCAGAACACGCCCATCTATCTGTGGGGTTTGTGTGTACGCAAAGGCGGTGATGGTACTTGGGGTTAACGGTTATTGACCAGGCGGTATCGGCGCTGAAGGCTGCAGGCATTAAGACGCGACGGGCATATCCCGGCGCGGAAATGCCGGTCATTACGAAGGTGGTAGCGGCGGTACAGATATTCCAGGCGGATTTTTTGGAAAAAAGCATTGCGCTGGAAGCAAAGCTTTTGTGCCCCCAAAGCTTGGGCGGCTCTGCCTGCGAGGATGCGGCTATTACGGCGGCACAGGCGTTGGAGGAGGCTGGCTTTTCCTGCACGGTTGGGCAGCTTACCTTTGATGGAAGAACGGGGCTGTTTTGCGTAAGCTGTATTGCCGGCAAGCAGGAGCAGCCGGAAGCGGTTTCTGTCAATATCCCATTGAAGCTGGGCTCTATCTCCCAGAAACGGGTGGTTTCGTTTACGGCGAAGCGACAGACCGACGAAATCATTACCCAGCTGAGCGATGCACCCTGGAAGCTGCGATTGGAGCAGTTTATTCCTGCGGGGGAAACGGAAGACCGGGATCCGGATGGGGAGACCTTCTCTTTGACCTATGGCTCTGAAAAATATACCGGATGCGTATGGACATTCCATAGCCGGGTGGCAGAGGTAGACGGCATTCGCCAAATTCGGGAAGGTACGGCTACCGGCCGGACAGTCAGCAGTTAAAAGGAAAACCGACCTATGAAAACATAGGTCGGTTTTTTGTATGACCGCAAGGGTTGCCGTTACGGCAAACGCTGTTTGCAGGCGTAGTGGTAGGCCATTTTGTAGTCGCCCAGCTTTTCACAGCACATTTCCAGCTGGCGTAGGGCTTGGCTTTCCGCTTTCAGGTAATATTCCCGGGCTTGGGCGTACTCCTCCAATGCAAAGCAAACATCGCCCCGCAGAACATTCCAATCCGGGGAGGTTTGATCTGCGGCGGAGTCCAAGAGGGCGGCGCAGCGGTCATATTCGCCGGCTTGATAGGCGTCAATGCCCCGCAGCAGCAGTTCGTCATCGGGCAGCTGCCGAAGAATGTGGCTGCTGGGCTGGAGCGTGGCAAGGAGCAGCAGGCGTTGCCGCTCCAGCTCCGGGGTGTAGTAGGGGGTTGCGCTGCCGGCGGTTGCGGCGTTTTCCAAAAGGGTTTTGGCATAGGGCAGCCGACCGTCGCTGATGGCGGCTTTTGCCAAGGAAAGGCAGCACAATGCCCGCAAAAGATTTGCCTCAGCATCATCGGCTGGGCAGCCTTCCAATATTTGCAAAGCGGCGGCAGGATCGTTTTCCGACCAGGCGTTGCGCGCCTGCAAAATTTGGGGCGGCGTGGCGTTTTCTTCTAAAAAGAAGCTGACAGGCTTACCCAGCTGACCGGCAAGATACCGCAGCGTTTCCATAGACGGACGGGCTGTGCCGTTTTCAATTTGAGAGAGCATATTGCGGGTGATCCGGTCGCCGCAAAGCTGCCGCTGAGAAAGACCGGCATCCAGCCGCGCCTGCTTGAGTAATGCGCCCAATTCCATATCGGCACCTCCTGGGTAATTTCTATTTACCTCATTGTAGCACAAAGGATCGCAAATTGCTACTGTTACAAAA